GGACAAGGGAGAGATCGAGTTGCGAAGCAACGTCCTCCATCTCCTGAAGGGCTGCTATGCCTGCTTCGGTCTCGAAGCTGGCTACAAACTCTTCAGGGGTCTGAGTCTGGACAGGTCTTCCGTCCTGTATCTCAGACTTGGGCTTAAGGATGATACCATTGCCTGTAGAAGCAGGCCAAACGGTACCCCAAGGGGCCATTACGGCGGCAAAGCCGTCAAGGAAATCACTCATGGTGAATCCTCCTTTGTTATGCGACAGGCCAATTCCTGCCGCAAAGATGCGGGGGCTCTTGGTCTTAAACGGCGGCAGGAAGGTGGAGCTCACCACCCAGCAGTGTTAATGGTAGACGTCCCTAAAGAGTCTTATGAGTACTCCTGCTTGGGGCTGTAGCCTTGGACAGGGGCAAGCGAGAACGAGTAGTGGGTGGGATCTTAACGACCCAGGGAACATTGGAAATCTCAACGAAACTTGGGTCGACCACCAAACACTGCTGGGGGGTAGGTATTGTATAGACTACGTACTCACATTGAAAATGAATTTTAGAAAATGGGTAAGAAAGTATGCAACAAAACTGCTCTAAGTTCCGTAGAATAGGATATGGAAGAATATCCCCGAATTGAAGAGTCTCTAAAAGATCTTAGCATCCCTACTCCCATGTGTCCTCATTGTTTTAAGAAACCTTTAACCAGGTCTATTTGGGTAGACCCAGAGCTTTCTAATGGTGAGAATCAACACGAGTCTGTATTGGAGTGTACTGAGTGCAAAGCAGTATTTAGGGAGTTTTCTTGACTAGTACCCTGGGTAAGATCTTTAAGGGACTAGGGGGAACTATCTCTACTTGGGGTAGAGATAGTTCCAGTAGAGACCCTGGGACCAGGGAAGAAAGAAAGAGGGATACTAGCTATCTTACTAGTAGTCACCTTATCGCGGAAGAGCAAGATCCAGCGAATTATTCGTTTTCTATGATGAAAGAGGACATAGACAGGGTTTTGGGAGATATAGAGATTCCTAAGGATTATGAAGAATGGACAGAATAACCAGAAAACATCTTGTCAACCCTTTGAAAAAAGGGGTTAAGAGAGAATACTATGAGAGGGAGTATGTTATTTTCACCCAAAAAGAGGCTGATAAGAACAAAATCAAGTATAAGCACTGGAGAGAGTGTAATCCAGGCGATTATGGTATTTCTGATGATGGGTACGTATCAGTCTGTTTGAAGAGACGAGAGTACAAAAAGGGTGTAAATCTCGTATTTCCCTTCGGACAGGCTTTTTCCAGTACCAAAAGCAAGTTTGAATACCTTCCCAGGCGTGAAACTGGCAATTTCTCGAATATTGGACACAAATCCTGGATGGATCAGAACAAGACCCGTACTCAATACAGGAACTTTGCAAAGGCTTATGCCATTCAATTTGCTGCAGGGTCTATTGATTATGAGCAGTTGGGCAGGATTTTCTCTGCAGATGAGAGAATGCCAGCTGTTAAGGCACGATTACTCTTAAAAAAACCTTATGTGAGGGAAATGGTGGAAGAAGAACTACAAAAGATACTAACTGATGGCGGGATAACGAAGGAAAAGGTCGTTGAAATGTTGAAAAACTCATTTACCAAGGCAGAAGAGCTTGACCAACCTTCAAATATGCTCCGTGCAGCTGAGAATTTCATGGATATCTATGGAATGAAGGCTAAAGACCAACCAAGAGGTACTATGGAGGCTGAAATCGTCTCTCTTTCTGAAATTGAGAGGTCAATACAGATTGAGGATGCTCAAGTCGAGGTATTGAGTGAGTAAGAACAATATACTTACCAGGCTAAAGGCTGATATGTTACTTTTTGGGAAAGTAGCTATGCCTGCTATGTTCTCACAGGCTTCTCCTAGCTTTCATAAGGAGATATGTGAACTATTTATGCAAAACGACAAAAGACTTATGAGTATTATTGCACCTCGTAATCATGCAAAATCATCAATTGGGGCCTGCGTCTTTCCTCTTCATCATCTCCTCTTTGATGAAGGGCAGAAGGTCATTGTCCTGTCCTCAAAGACGCAAGGCCACGCTATTAACCTTCTCCAAACCATAAAAGACACACTCGACTACTCATTGGAACTACGAAGTATCTTTGGATATTGGGGAAGGCATTCTTCCAAGATATGGTCAAAGGATGTTGTTCATCTAAAAGATGGTTCCGTCATAGTCTGTAAAGGAACTGGACAGCAGATACGTGGATTGAAGTTTGGGAATCAAAGGCCCACGCTTATTGTCCTAGATGACCCAGAAGATGAAAACAACACGAAAACAGCTGAATCGATGGAATGGAACCTGAGATGGTTACTTCAATCTGTAGAGCCATCATTGGATGCACAAAAGGGAAGATTACTCGTTATTGGTACTCCGCAGCACGAAAGATGCATAGTTGAGACCTTGAAAGACATGAACGACTGGTCATCTCTTTCGTATAAGGCAGTTATTGACGAAGACAAGGGAAAAGTGCTTTGGCCTGAGCAAATGAATTATGAACAGCTTATGGAGAAAAAAGAGGCTTTGGGAGCCATAAATAGGAGTTCTGTATTTTATCGAGAATATCAGTGCGAGATCGTAGGAGACGAAGATCAGCTCTTCAAAGAAGAGTACATAAACTATTGGGACGGAGATTACGAATCGCTTTCAGAAGGGACTGGAATCTTGAAGATGACGTATCCAGAAGAAAAAGAACTGTTTGTTCATACGTTCTGTGGAGTTGACCCAGCTTCCAGCACAAAACAGACAGCTGACTTTTCTGCTATTGTCACGATTGCAATAGATGAAGATGATAAAAGATATATTTTACCCTATTATCGCAAACATGCAAAACCAGTAGATGTCGGAGAGGCGATTATTCAAAATTGGCACAAGTACAAGCCAGCAAGGACAAGGATTGAAACAGTAGGATATCAGGAAATGCTTAGAGACTATGTTAGGCGAAGATGCGATGATCTTAACATTTGGATATCTGGTATGGAAATAAAGAATAACCCCAGGACTAGAAAGTCTGCAAGGCTCGAATCAATGCAACCTCACTTTTATCAGGGGAGAGTTTTCATTAAAAAGGACATGGAAAATCTAAAAGGGGAACTTTTAATGTATCCTAGAGGTAAACATGATGATTTGCTGGATGGACTATACTACGCAATGAAAGGGGCCTATAAGCCAATATCCTCTCAAATCAATTCAGCATCCAGCGACTCAGACGTGCGGAGCGAGTCAGATAAAAACTGGGCTATCCTCTAAGGGAACTTTATTAGCTCTAATGGCATTCTTAAAGCAATGCATAAGTTCTGGCTTTTCAGGTGAAGTTAGACTTAACTTTCATAACGGCAATTTGTCGAAGAAGATAAAAAAGATGGAAATCACCTATTTGAACTAATTTTCCTTTACTAGGGACCACTGCAAAACGCAAGGCCCGCTTTCCCTTCTCGGGGAAGTGGGCTTTTTTTATGGCAATAAAGAAAGAAACTACAGCAGACAGAATGAAGACGGACCCTAAGGAGGCACTGGGTGCAGAGCCTGGTTCCTCTTCTCAGGGTAAAATTCATAAAGAAGTACAGAAATCTATAGAATTACTTGAGAAGTACCAAAGAGCCCGAGAGGTCTGGGGACAACACTTTCTAGAGGATCAAAAATTTCGTGCTGGTGCACAGTGGACTGAAGTAGAGGAGCAAGAACTTCGCAGACGGGGTCAGGCTGCTCTTGTCGTAAATCGGATACACCCGATCGTAGAGACTGCAAAGGCTCTTCTTACTTATAACAACCCACAGTTCAGATCCTCGGGGCGAGAGGATTCTGACACTCGGACTGCGAAAATATTTGCTGACCTATGTCAGTGGGTATGGGAGATCTCCAATGGCAATGAAGTCCTCAAAGAGTGTATAGATGATTACTATGTTGGGGGAATGGGATATTTAATGGTCTATCAAGATCCAAACGCGGATATGGGAAAAGGGGAGGTTCTCATGCAGAGTGTTTATC